CCGCTAATACTATACTATAAGTAGTCCAAAATGTTCATAAAACTTTAAGGAGAAACAAAAAAAGCCACCCGGTGAGGAGTGGCTATTTTATTGTCAATTGTGATTAAAAAATCACTCAGAATCGGATGCTGTTGCGAGAAGACGCTCGGCTACTCTCTTTGTGATTCTTGCGATTAGATCCTCATCAAGAGCGGGGGTTGCCTCTGCTGTCTCTGTTTCTGTCTCGGTGGACTCTTCAACAGTCTCCTCTGTCTCATCGGAAGCTGCCTCAACTGTCTCTTCAACTGTTTCTTCGGTTGCTGTCTCGACTGTCTCTTCTGTGGACTCAGTGACGTTGCTTTCTTCTGTCTCTTCGGTTGCAGCCTCGGCTGTTTCCTCGGTGGACTCTTCCATCATCTCGTCGTCCATGTCCATGGCTGGCTCCATCTCTGCCTCTGGCTCGTCCATTGGCTCGTCCATCATTGGCTCGTCGGCTGGTGCCTCGTCGTCCATGCTGACCTCTGCTTCAACGCCTGTTACGTCGGAGATTGCGTCTACGACTGCGGAAACAATCTGTGCAACCTGCTCTTCTGGCATCTCTGCGGACTCTGGCTCCATGTTGTAGCTCATGTCCTTTCCATATCCCTCGTCCTGCGTTACCTCTGTTTCTTCTGCGGTAACTTCGGTGGCCTCGGGTGCTGCTGTCTCTGTCTCTGCGTCCTGCATCTTGGTGAGGAAGTCATCTGTAAGATCGGTCATGTCTGCATATTTCATCATGCGGCGGACTGCCGATTCATTTAACAATTTATCTTTCTTGGTAGTCATTTTTTACTCTCCTAAAAATTTAAAATCAAACCGGCTGTCAGCGGTCCATATTTTATAAGTCGATTCATTATAAATAGTGTAATATTCATAAAAAGGTAAGTTTTTTAGCAGTCTAGTCTGCTCTCCAGTTGCGGTGGAGCTTGAGCCCCTTCTTTAGCTTCTTTGTTGCTGCTTCTTCAATATATTTCACAGCTACGAAGCTAACTCCTTCTCTTTCTGCCACTTGTCGTAGTGTCATAGGTCCATTTTTCTCAATTGCGACCAAGGCACAGTTCAGATCCTCTTCAAAGTTAATATGCATACGACAATCTGAATTTGGACACGAAACGTCCAATGTCGAGCATAGTTTAGCGCATTCACTCATAGTAAGTTGTTCTCCCTTTCTAAGATATCGAATATATCATCAATCTCTGAATCTTTCAAGTCTAAAGTTACTTCTTTTTCTTTTTTTATCTTCCTTGGAGCCCTAGACTTATCTTTTGCTCTCTTTCTGTCCAAGTAAGTGGTGATTCGAGAGTCACCGGCAAGATATCCTGCCACAAGCATCCTAAAGAACGCACTCATAGTCAGTCCGTCCTCTTCTAGCTTGTTTTTTAGTGAAACATGGTGAGCTTCACTGTCATAAAAGATGATTTTTCTATTTTTTGTCCCCATTTTACACCTATCGGTTAATATGTGCCGAACTTTCGACCTGACCGGCTGCTGTTTGGCGAACAAAGCGTGCTTTGGAGTGAAATTCTGAGATGCTGCGGCATCCAGAGTAAGAAAGTCCTGATCGGAGTCCTCTTAAGAGGTCATCGAGGACATTTACAACGGCCCCTTTGTATGGAACTGTTGAAGATACACCCTCAAGGCTTGAGAAGGTGCCCTTCCAGTCCTCCTGTGCGGCTTTAGAGGCCATTCCTCGGTATCTCTTGTACTTTATAGATGGATTATCTACAGAAGAGATAACCTCTCCTGGTGATTCGTCCGTTCCTGAAAGAAGAGAGCCTAGCATTACAAGATCTGCTCCGGCGGCGATTGCCTTTGTGATATCTCCAGAGGTCTTAAGTCCTCCATCTGCGATAATCAGAGCGCCTCTATCAGACCTTGCACAGTCCATAATCGTCTGTAGTCCTGGGATACCATGCCCTGTCTGAATTCTTGTAGTGCAGATACTTCCGCCGCCGATGTTGCATCGGATTGAGTCCGCACCCCAGTCTGCTAGATCGTTGAAACCCTCTAGGGTTGCTACGTTACCTGCCATAATATGAATGCGATCTCCAAAAAGCTTTCTTAATTCTGTTAAGGCTTCTTTTACAAGAATGTGGTGACCATGGGCAACGTCAACGCAAAGTATAGATGCTCCAGCAAAAACAAGTGCGCTGGCACGATCTAGGTAGTCTCCGGTGACGCCAATGGCGGCTCCGACTGGACCGTTTGCAAGAGACTTGCCTCTTATGACGAGATCCGCTTGTTCGTCGATAGTGTTGTATCTGTGAATGATTCCTGCGCCGCCAACGATAGACATTACTGCTGCCATCTCGCTCTCAGTAACAGTATCCATTGGACTGCTAATGATTGGACTCTCTAAGCCGAGTCCCCTTCCGAGGTCTACGGATAGTGATACTTCTTTTCTGCTCTTGATGTCGCTGTACTGAGGGACAAGCAAAACATCATCATATGTCAATGCGTCTTTCACAGGTTAACTCCTTTTCTATTCAGTGTCTTGTATTGTGGCTGAGAACTGAACACTACAACTGCGGAGGGGAATGGAGCGGCATTCTTACTATCGCCAAACTTGAGGCGACCCTTAACAAAGTGAATCTCCCTAGCCTTCATACAGAAATCATGCCAATACTTTGTGTCAGTTCTTGATGGTACTAGGCAGACAACCGTTGTGTTAGGATTAAGACTTTCAAGGTATGCTTTGCGAATCCACTTCTTAATGTCACGGCCATATGGAGGGTTCATGAACACAGTGTGCCCCTCCCAGCTTTTAGAAAGTCCGTCATCTTCTTGAGTAAAATACTTAGCGCACTTTGCCGACTCTTTTGTGGCACAAGGGTCCAGGGTAAAGTTGAACCTTTCGTTAAGTCCATCAAAGAAAGCCTGGGGTGTTCCCCAGTCATTACTGTTTGAACTGAAACCTACTGCTCCCTTTTCTTTACTCCATAATTTGGCTGGCATTTTCCTTCTCCTCGATTACTTCCTTAGCTGCTGCAACACAAGTTGGACAGAATAGATTAACTTTCTTTTGCTCGGTCTTAACTACGACTGTCCAAGTCATTGCATGTTGTTTATTCTTTTTATCAAATTCTGTGCCACAAGTCAAGCACTTTTCTGGGATTCTGTCAAACATGCTCATTTTATTTCCAAGCTCTGCTTGTGCTGCTTCCTTCTTTGCCTTGCGCTTTGCTGCTTGAGCTTTGCGCTTGGCAAGCCTCTTCTTGCGATCTTCCTTCTTGTTCTTCATTGTCCTGTACTTCCAAAGCCTCCTGCACCTCGGCGGCTGATTGTGATGGTTTCCCAATTATAAAGGTCATCCTTCTGTGTTTCTAAGGCACGAAAAGAAACAACTGGAACCATTACAAGCTGGGCGATCTTATCTCCCGGCTCTAGGGTCTGATTCTCGGTTCCAATGTTATGCATATCAATGAAAACCTCTCCATCGTAGCCACTGTCAATGCAGTGAGCGCCAACTACAAGCGACTTCTTTGCTGCCATTCCAGATCTGTTCATTACCTGAAGCATGTTTCCGTGAGGAACTCCGAACTTAAGTCCGGTCTGTAATACTGCGTTCTCTCCTGGGGATAGTGTTGTCGCCTCGCCGTTTTCTGGGCAATAGAATACATCAAGACCTGCGTCTGATGGGTTTGAACGAACTGGTGGGCGGGCACTCTCACGAAGCCTATAATACTCAATAATCATTTTATCTCCTTATTCTGCTAGCAATTTCATTTCTTGTTTGAGAGAGCGGACGCTGTAGCCCCACTGCTCACTGTATCCAACCTTTGCTAGGTATGGTCGGTTAATACGAATCTTGTCAAGACCGGGGCGAACGCCCCAGCATTTAATTGTGCTGGTTGTGCTGGTTGAATCAACAACCTTTACAATCCAATAGTCTTTTCCTGTCTTGGTTTTCTTTGGAATAACTTCTCGTGGGACGAACCAGCAAACTTGACCACTCTTCTCCACCTTAGAGATTGGTGGGGTATCGTACTCTTCGATTGCCTCAGTGACATCTTTGTTGAGAACTAGTTCCATTGGAAACACTCCAGTTAAGTTTACCATATTTTCTATCGTTTCTTCAATAGAAAATTCACCCTCTGGAGAATAAAGTTCGATATTCTCATGGAGACGCTTTTTGTTCTTTGGTCGATCTGACGCAACGCAAGACCAGAAATGCTTTCCTCCAGAGAACCTGTCATCCTTAAGAACATCCAGAGCACCGGAGCGGCAGAGAACATCTAGTGCTTTCTTATTAAGTTTGCTGTAAACAATATTATCGTTGAATAAGAAGTCTTCAATTACCTCAAAGGGTCTGTTGTTTACAATCTGTTCAATAGCTTTGTCTCCAAGCCCCTTAATCGCCGTGAAAGGCTGAACCAGTGTTTTGCCGTCCGGTAGAATATCCCAGGTTGTTCCTGAAGTGTTGACGTTAGTGTACTGAATCTTAAAGCCCATCTTCTTGGCGATGTTGATAGCTTTTTCTTTTCTTGCCTCGGGCTCCTTATCAAGGAAAGCGGCGACCCACTCGGGCTTATAATAATGAAGAAGCCAGGCGCACTGATAAGATAGAATTGAATAGCTTACAGCGTGACTCTTGTTAAAGCCATAACCAGAGAAGAACTCAAAGTTAGACCAGATCTCATCAGCCTTTTCCTGTGTAAGGTTTTTCTCAAGGCAACCAGCGACAAACTTCTTGTAAAGCTTCTTCTTAACCTTTGACTCCTTGCCTGTGCCCTTCTTGGTGAGAACCTTGCGAAGCATGTTACCTTCGTCAAGAGAGAGGTCTTTGCCAAGCCTGTGGGCGAGCAATGCGATTTGCTCTTGAAAGATAAGATAGCCATATGTCTCTTCAGTTACTTCTTTGTATTCCTCACAAGGATACTCAATTGTAGCTGGAGCATTCTTTGACATCAAATAATTTCTGTCTACCTTTGCGCTCAATGGTCCAGGTCGGAAAATAGAAGTAACAGCAGCAAGATCAATAATGTTATCCGGCTTTACTTTCTTGCAGAAACTCTGGGCTCCTTGCTCTGTGAACTGGAAGACGCCAGCCCAACGTCCTCTATGAAAGATGCTTTTATATACAGCTTCATCCTCGAAGTCAATGACATCAGGGTGAAGGTTCTCGTCATAGAACTTCTTTACATCGTCAAAGGTTGGATCTGCTACACCCTTATGTCGCCGGAGAACGTGTCTGATACAGTCCTCCAACATTCTAAGTGAGGCAAGTCCAAGAATATCAAACTTAATAAAACCCATAGGCTCAAGGTGTCTGACGTTTTGTCCTTCTGACCAGGGTGTTTGGCGAACCCCTCCGCTGTAGATTAGCGGCATGTTCTTGTCTAGGTCTTCTGCAATAACAACCCCGCCAGCGTGACGAGAGCAGGAGCGAACCTGTCCAACAAGACGCTTGACGTGAGTCTCAACCTCTTCGTACTTTTTCAAAAATGACTTGAGGGTTGTACTATACTCAAGAACCTCTTCCCAGGTAGGCGAGTAAACGCCGGCAGTGATACCATGCTTCTTCTTGGCAATTGGAGTTGCCTCCTTTAGCATAACACTTGTGACCGGATTAACCTCGGCAAACGGAATGTTATAAAACTTTGAGATGTCCTTGATTAGTGATCGGAGTTGTAGGGTGTTCCAGTTGGAGATTGGAACAACGGTGTTCTCTCCCCACTCTTGAATCAGCTT